AGAGGTGTGCAGAAGACTTGATCAAGTCTTTCTGTGATGTGTACAATATGAAGTATCGCATCCTTCGCTTGTGTAATGTTTTGGGGGATGATCCTAAAGCATCGAAGCAGAAGAATGCAATCATGTGGATGATCAATCAACTGAGGGAGCACAAACCAATTGCTCTGTATGACGGTGGTAGTCATCGTCGTGATGTTATGCACGTTGATGATGTGTGTCGTGCCATCAAGACGGTGATTGATGATGGTGACCTGAACACCACATATAATATTGGGTCAGGTAGACCCACAACAATCGGTGAGATCGTTGAGATCGCTGCTAGTTGTATGGGTACTAGATCCGATATAGATAGTATTGAACCACCAAAGTTTCATAAGGATGTCCAGACTCAGGACTTTTACCTGGACACCAGTAAACTACAATCGTTAGGTTTCAAACCTAGTATGGACACTCGTGAGATGGTTGAATCGTTATGTCTGTGAAGAGTAAGGTTGAGGATTTTGTTGCTTCGCTAGAGGCAGATGGAGAAAAACTATTCCCCTTCATGGCAAACAAGGGGTGGGAACCTGGTGACAATGTGTACTACTCTGGTCCCTATTGGGATGAGAAGGAACCCGTTGCTGCTATCACCACCATGCTACAGGGCAAGTGGTTGCCTGCTGGAGAGGAAGTCAATAAATTTGAACGTGCATTCTCCAAACAGTTTGGGTTTGACCACTCTGTGATGGTGAACAGTGGATCATCTGCCAACCTGGTGATGATTGCTGCACTCAAAAAGTATTTTGACTGGCACGATGGAGATGAGATTATCGTTTGCACTTGTGGTTTCCCTACCACAATCAATCCCATCATCCAGAACGGACTCAAACCAGTCTTTGTTGATATCAACTATGATGATCTCAACTGGGATCTGGAACAGTTAGAGCAACGGATCAGTCCTAGAACTGTTGCGCTTTTTTCTTCTCCTGTTTTGGGAAATCCCTATGACTTCGATAAGTTCCTCGACATTGTTGATAGGAATAACCTGAGGTATATCGCTGACAACTGTGATTCGCTCGGTTCCAAGTGGCGAGGTGAGCTCCTTACCAAACATGCCGTCGCAGCGTCGTGTTCTTTCTATCCAGCGCATCATATCAGCACGATTGAAGGCGGGATGGTCTCCTCTAACATCGAAGAGGTCGTCCAGATTGCCAGGTCTTTTGCCTGGTGGGGGCGAGGTTGTTATTGTGTAGGATCCCAGAACAAACTGGCCAACGGTGTCTGTGGAAACAGGTTTGATCGCTGGTTGGAAGGGTACGACCAGGATGTCGATCATAAGTATGTCTTTGGCGTTCAAGGATACAACCTCAAACCTGCCGATCTGCAAGGGTCTATCGGGTTGGTGCAGTTGACTAAGCAGGACGAGATACATCGCATCCGTCGTAGCAACAAAACTAGACTCCATGAGATCTTCTGTAAGATCCCTGGTGCTCGGGTTATTGAAGAGAAAGAGCATGCAGAAACCAGTTGGTTCGGCGTCCCCATCGTTTGTGAAGAACACAAACACCGACTCGTAAAATATTTAGAGGACAATAAGATTCAGACAAGGAATTATTTTGCAGGTAATATCCTGATGCACCCTGCATATAGACATATTGAACCTGCAACTAATTATCCTAACGCATGTAAAGTGTTGGATAATGTATTTTTCGTAGGATGTAGTCCCGTTATTACTGAACCTATGCTAGAATACATAGATGAAGTTGTTTGCAATTACTGTACTGAGTATTACCAATGAAGACAGCACTAGTATTAGGTGCCGGTGGATTTATCGGCAGCCACATGGTCAAACGTCTCAAAGCGGAGGGGTATTGGGTCCGTGGCGTTGACCTCAAGCATCCTGACTTCTCTGATACGGCAGCGGATGAGTTCATCGTAGGTGATCTGCGAGAACAAAACTTTGTAGAACGTGTAATTCAGTACAAAGGTGAGCAGGGGAACTACTATCATGACGTTCCCTATCAGTACATCCGTCCGTTCGACGAGATCTATCAGTTCGCTGCTGACATGGGTGGTGCTGGTTATATCTTCACTGGCGAACATGATGCTGACATCATGCATAATTCTGCTAGTATAAACCTGAATCTTCTTGGTGCAGTTCATGCATTCAACCTCACCTTTGATGGTGTAGATAAAGAGTGGACTGTAGCAAAGCGTCCCAAGTTAGATAACCCTACGAAGATCTTCTATAGTTCTTCTGCCTGCATGTACCCCGAGCATAACCAGCTCGATCCTGATAACCCTGATTGCCGTGAAGAATCAGCATACCCCGCAGCACCAGACTCCGAATACGGATGGGAAAAACTATTCTCTGAACGAATCTATCTTGCTTTCGCGAGGAATTATAATATTCCTGTTCGTGTCGCTAGGTATCACAATATCTTTGGTCCCGAAGGTACCTGGTACGGTGGAAAAGAGAAAGCCCCCGCTGCCATCTGTAGAAAGGTTGCCTACGCCAACACCGGAGAATCAATCGAAGTGTGGGGAGATGGTCAACAAACTAGGTCTTTCCTATACATCGACGAATGCATCGAAGCAACTTGGCGTTTGATGCAATCTGATTTTGAAGGACCGGTCAACATTGGTTCTGAAGAGATGGTAACCATCAACCAACTGGTAGAGACTGCTGCCAAGGTTGCCAACAAAGAAATTGGTAAGAACCACGTAGACGTTCCTCACACTGGTGTACGTGGTCGCAACTCTAACAATGATCTCATCCGAGAAAAACTTGGATGGGATTACAGTCAGACTTTGGAAGAAGGTATGAGGAAGACCTACAACTGGATCATGCTTCAAATTGCTAAAGATTTTACCAGCGAGTACGAATGAACACACTCTATAACTATGAGAAAGATACCTTGAAGCATCCCTTCAAGGGTCAAAGTAAAGTCTTTCAAAACTATTCGCAGGCATATCAAGATCTTTTTGTTCTTTCTATGCTGAAAGGAAAGACTAAAGGAAAGTATGTTGAGGTTGGTGCTAACCACCCCAAGAATATGAGTAATACTTTTCTTCTAGAGACTGCATTTGCTTGGCGTGGGTTCTCTGTAGAGATTGAGAAGTCTATGTGTGAGGTTTTCAATGGAGATATGTCTAGGCAGAACCATTGTTATGAGGCGGACGCTACCACCTTCGACTATGAAGCTGCTATCGCCAAAGAGAAATGGCAGGGACGTGTAGATTACCTTACCGTTGACTGTGAACCACCTCAAATTACTTTCAAAGCACTGAAAGCATTCCCCCACGATAAGTATCGTGCCAGCGTCATCACCTTTGAGCATGACTCATACAAGGATGGTGACACCATTCGTGACCACTCACGTCAGTTCCTGGAAGGTCTTGGGTATCAACTGGTGTGTGCCAGTGTCTGTAACGGAGAGAATCCTTACGAAGATTGGTGGGTAGATCCTAAGGTTGTCAAAGAATCTGTATGGAAACCCTTTGAGTGTGTTGATCAAGAGGCACGTAACATCTTTGTATGAAACTATCTCATTGGTATGGACGTTTAGGCAACAACATTCAGCAGGTTGCTAATGGGTTGATGAGTGCTCAAGCGTACAAGACTAGTTTTGAGAACAACCTTGAGCATGATATTATTCAGAAGTTTTCATGTAGTTTTGGAGACAACGTAGTCGATGCTTCCGGAAAGTTTTTCTACTGGGATGGTCCGTACAAAGAAGTCCCGATCGATAAGAGCGTTTGTTATACGCAGATGCGTTCATTCTGTAAGACGTATGTTCGCCCTAGACTACAACTCCCTAGAGTGGATGTTGATCCTGACACTCTCGTTATGCATCTTAGGAGTGGAGATGTTTTTGACCAAAGGGTTACTAACCCTGATCAATATGTCCCTAATCCTTTTTGTTTTTATGATGCACTGTTGGAACAATTCGACAAGTGTATCTTAGTTACTGAGGATACAATACACAATCCTCTTGTCAAAGAGTTGGCATGGAACCCAAAGGTTACTGTTCAATCTAAGACTGTTGAGGAAGACTTTGCTACCCTGTTGAATGCAAAACATCTTGCGACTTCTGGTGTAGGAACGTTTGCAATGGCCGCGGCGTTGTGTAGCAACACAGTAGAGAACATCTACTGTACTAATCTACATATAATGGAGCATCTAAACTATCAGATGCTGTATAATACTGACATCACTATCAACATGATGGTGTTAGATAACTACATCAAACCTGGAGAATGGATCAACAGTGATGAGCAAAGAGAACTCCTCTTTTCTTACAAGGCATAAACTTAGTAATAGGTTAGTAGTACAGATTGAAAACCTGTGCAAGAAACTGCCATATTATTACTTTGACGACTGTGCTTATGGAAACCGTGATCATCCTCTACGGACGGTGATGAATCCATACTTCAGTTCTACTTTGCTGAGTGTAGATGGAAACATCTCACCATATTTTCGCGAGTTCCCTTGGAACTCTATTGGTCAAGAGATTGGGATGCCTAACAACCCAATGATTAGGTCACATATGACCTTACAATATCCAAGACCAGAAGTATTCGGTGTTCCACACAACTCACATGTAGATGATGACCGCCCACACATTGTAGGATTATATTATCCCAATGATGCTGACGGCGATACCTTCTTTTTTGATGGAGATCAAAATGTCATTCATAGAGAGTCTCCTGAACGAGGTAAGATGGTTACTTTTGACGGAAAACAATATCATTCCAGTTCTTCTCCAACTACTGGTGTTAGATTTACTTTGAATATCAATTATCGTCCATGAAAATCTTCGACGTATTTACTTTTTATAATGAACTAGATCTACTGGAACTGAGGATGAACATCCTCGGAGATTCCGTAGACTATTTTGTTATCAATGAGGCAAACATTACCTTTACTGGTAAACCCAAACCACTTTACTTCCAAGAGAATCGTAAGCGGTTCAAGAAGTGGGAGGATAAAATTATCCACCACGTTACCATCGACGATAACAAAACCTTTGAGGCATACTATTCTGACATCCCTTACCACAGGAGCATGTTGGAAGAGAACATTTATCAACTGCCACTGCCATACCAGCGGGCATGCTTCCATAAGGACAGTGC